TTTTTTTTTTTATAATCTTTTTTTTTTTTTTTTTTTTTTAAAAAAATAAAACGGATATCGTGCTAATACAGGTGGTTCACAGGGAGGGAACAAAAAGTGGCCTAGAGGCCAGGTCTTTTTGCGAGTTTCCTCGTTGTGATAGACGCTAGATAGCAGAAAACGTTTGATTTCTGACTTGTCAGGGAAGTGAGACAAATCGAGATAAGGAATTTCAAGATCCGGAGAGTTTCCGAATACTAGTGAAACGCCAGCACGGTTAGGTTCGTATCCTTGGGCCGCGTAGTATTCATATACGTCTTGTAAGACGAGCAGAACACGTTCGTGGTTGCCGCAGGATGCGTAAGCAAAGCCAACTGCCTGTGCCATCGTAATCGAAGGGTTCGGGTTACGAGCCTTCGTATGGTAGAACTGAGCCAACATCGCGATTTCATCGCGGTAAGGTAAGCCGTTCTTGTGGCGGTAGGAGAGAACTTCACAGCCGTTGAGTGCGTTGCGAACTTCCGATTTCTCGATTGAGATCACTGCTTTAAAGTAGTAATCAGCGAGTTCTTGCATCTTGAGCAAAAAAGAATCGTGATCCCCAGGTGGAATGAGGACATTGAGTCTGACGATGGAATCATCGCCTTGCACTTTAATGATACAAGCTCGTGGGTCGAATCCGAGAGCGGATAGGATTGTTGCAAGCATTGTGTAATTGTACCAAGAGTCAAGGAGTTGAGTGATAAACAGACCGGAGGGTATGCCAGCGAAGTGTCGGACGTACATCGAGCCGTCAGGTAAGACGATCGGTGCGTTGAAAAGGTTTTCAAGCGTCCAGAGCCAAAGGCGTTCAAGCCGAATAGCTTTTTCGTGGTTCCAGGTCTTATCCGTGTCAGGATAGTCCTTGGTTGGTAGGTACCCGTTTGAGAAGTCAAGGTATTGACGGACTCCAAACATTATGCGTTTGATGACTGAGAAATACGCTCGTTTGTCGAAGCGTTTCCAGTCGAGAGTCAGAAAAGAATGTGCTACAAAACGAGAGAACAGAGAAGCGTTAAGACGCATCCATCCTCCAGTGATGGTTTCGTAGCCCCAGAGCATTGGCGCGGAGCCAGGATTAAGTTTAATCCAAGCAACGTACTCCCAGTAAAACTGAGTGTCGCCGATTACCCAAGGTTTAGAACAACCCCAGATGGTTCGCATCTTATTAGGGTCGTCTTTCTTGACGATAGCTGTTTTGGTGTGTAACAGCATTGGAAATATGTAACGGGAATCAAAGTAGTAGTCTTTTTGAAGACCAGCGAGGTCGGTAAAGTTGGACTTGATGACATGATGCCATCTGTGAGTCCAGGAGAAGACTGTTTCTTTGAGAGGACCAAATTTTGCGGGAATTTTCTCATTCATGAGCGTGGTGATTCGTGAGCCGTAGCGACGATGCCAGTCAATAGAGATATGAGAGTAAACGTCATGTAGACGTTCGAAGATCTGTCCAAATGTGGGCAGAGATTTCAAAAAGTACGAGTCAGTAGAGAAAGGAACTTCAGCGTTAACTTGCCATTTGTAAGGGTAATGATGTTGTACATCAAAAATATGTGCAGGTAAACATTTTTGAGGAGGTCGGAAAGCATCGAGCATAGCTTGTAAGCCATATTCAAAGTGGTTATCCATTGGTACTTCGTGTAATTCGACGTCATTAGCGAAAAAATCATCGAGAATAGCTTGTTCGGTCATGTCTGAGCGACGCAGTTTATTTTCAATTTTATCGATTTCATCGGGATAAAGGTAGCGTTCGAAAGCATGGTGCAGAGTTTGCTGGTGAGCAATTATATGACGCATGTGTGGAAGGTTCGAGTGTGGATGGAAGTGGTAGTTTCCAACGTAGTCAAGGTTCGTTTCATGGTGTGTGACAAAAAGAACTTTTTTGAAAAAGTTGCAAAGGTAGTCCATTGGTAAGGTAAGTAAAAAATGTTATCGGAGCTTTTAAGTGATCTTTAAAGTTTGAGGATCAAAATGTAGCGAGAAAAGTCG